AAAGTTAAGATAATATGCCCTAAACTGAATCACGGTGCGTTTTTACAAAGGCCTAACAATCATTTAAAAGGACGAGGGTGTGATAAGTGCGGTATTGAACGTAGGGCTAAAAGTCGTTCTAGTGATACCGATACGTTTATTAGGAAAGCGAAAGAGATTCATCCTAACGCAGGTTTTAATTACGAGGAAGTTGATTATATAGGTAGTGACATCAAAGTTAAGATAATATGCCCTAAACTGAATCACGGAGCGTTTTTACAAAGGCCACATAATCATTTAAGTAAATATGGGTGTGATAAGTGCGGTATTGAACGTAAAGCTAAAAGTCGTTCTAGTGATACCGATACGTTTATTAGGAAAGCGAAAAAAATTCATCCTAACGCAGGTTTTAATTACGAGGAGGTTGATTATAAAGGTTCTTATACTAAAGTTAAGATAATATGCCCTAAACTGAATCACGGAGCGTTTTTACAAACGCCTAGTAGTCATTTAAGAGGAAATGGGTGTGATAAGTGTGGTATTGAACGTATGGCTAAAAGTCTTTCTAGTGATACCGATACGTTTATTAGGAAAGCGAAAGAGATTCATCCTAACGCAGGTTTTAATTACGAGGAGGTTAATTATAAAAATGCTCTTACTAAAGTTAAGATAATATGTCCTAAACCAAATCACGGGGCGTTTTTACAAACGCCTAGTGGTCATTTAAATGGATATGGGTGTGATAAGTGTCAATATTGCCCTAAATGCTTACTATTTAGAACAACACGAGGTAAGTTATGTGAATACTGTCTTCCAAAACCCAAGAATAAATTATATCAAAAGACTAAAGAATTTACCGCTGTAAAGTTCTTGCGTGAAAATTGCGATAAAGAATTTCTGCATAATAAAACAGTTGGTAGCGATTGTACAAAAGATGATCGCGAAGATAGCAATGGACACTTGTATCCAGATATACGTTTCGATTGTAATTGGTTTCAATTAATCGTAGAAATCGATGAATTCCAGCATCGTGGAAAAGACTATAGCTGCGATGAACGGCGTATGTATGATATTATCGCAAAATTAGGTATGTCTTGTGTATTCATCAGATATAATCCAGATAATAATGAGAGTAATATAGATAGTCTTCTAGAAAAAATTAATGGATATATAGAACTAGAAGACAAGCCAAATTCTCTAAATGAATTTGATGAATTTGGTTTATCTGTAAAATATTTATTCTACAAAGATTAATCTCTTAGAATAAATTAATTAATAATATTATAATAAATGAATTATAATATTATTATTATGATTGCTATAATCATCATCTTGATTATAGTAATTACTCTATCTATCATCTATAAAAATAGATATGAGTTTTATCATACATCTTCTCATAAATCTCTGAATTGCAACTTAGATACTATTCCTGTGAATGTGAATGGTCCGTATAAGATATATATGGCGGCTCCTATGTTCACAACTGGTCAACGGTTTGAGAATGCTATGATTGCAAAGGCGTTGATGGATGATGGATTTCAAGATATATTTCTTCCTCAAAGTTCTGGTATTGATGACTTGGTTGGATTACCTCAATTCTTAGCATCGCTACCTCCCTTTGACAAACTCGATGGTAAAACTAAAAAACTATGGGGAGACTATATATGGCCTATCATTTACTGTCTTGATCTATATGACCTTGCCACTTCAGATATTGTTATCCTTAATGCAAATGGACAGTCTTCTGATCCGGGAGCATTATCTGAAGCTGGTTTAGCCGCTGCTATGGGTAAGATTATGGTATTATATTATACTGAATATGATAAGACGCTAAATCCAATGAATGTTGGTTTAACTGGAAATCTAAGTATACCAAGTGCATCATCATTTATGGATGTACCAAAGGTTTTAAAAATGATGATTCAATATAGAAAGACACAGCCTGAATATACTTATAAATTAGCTCCTAATGTGAAAGATTATGTAAATCTTGGATGTTTGATTAAAGAGTGGGTTAAAACTGCGCCAAAAACGCAATATGAAGCGTTTGCAGGGTTAATTGAGCTTGTTGTGAATGGTTCTGGTAAGAAGAAGATGCAATCTCTTAAGTTTAATCCGACATCGGTGGCGCCGGATTTTAGAGTAGATAATATTACATTTACGGGTGATGGAATTGAAGGTAATTCATTTCTTGCCAGGTTTAAGGATGTTTGAGAAAGAGAGATTAAATTCTTCTTGTGTTTTATTTGTAAATGTACTAGTGCTACCATAATCTAGTTTCATTATAACTCCTCCATGGTCGGTATATATTTTTTTTCTAGATGAATAATGGGATTTTAGTGTTTTAAAATTATCTACAAGGTCAAATATGATAGGGATAACATCTTCAGTTCTAAATACTCGACCAAGATACTGGATGAAATATTCTTCGACGTCGGATGCAATAACCAATGAGTCGAGTTTAGGATGATTAAAGCCTACGCCTGCCTTTTGTATTGTAGAGACTAATACGCGTGAGTTGTAATCAAATGTTTTCTTAATGCCAACAAGTGAAGTGACATCGACCCCTTCTTCCATTAATCGTGTAACAAGATAACTACATTGTGATATGCGTTTACTAAGAATCAAGAAATTTCGAGTATTAAAATACTTTATAATATTTATAATAATTTCATTACGTTCCTTAGAATTACATTGAGAATCCAATACCGAACCCCAATTTAATTCTCCGTTTCTACCCAAATCATAATCGGGGACGAATCCTGTGTTTACTCGAAATGAATAATGTTCTCTGAAAAGTTTTTTATGGATTTTATCCTCTCCAAAATAAGAGTATAATAGATTATCCATACCATCTGAACGGTAGGGTGTTGCGCTTAGTCCAATCATATATCTTGGATGTATGTAGTGAAACGATTCGGCGAGTTTATTAGTTGCCATTACGTGTAATTCATCTACAATTAAGGTTCCTATTCTATCAAAGAATGCCTCTCCTTTTTTACATACGGTCATTGCGTTAATAATATAGAAATCTGCGTCGGGGTCGAGAAGGGAATTTGATTTTACGACTTGAATCTTGGGATTATTGCATACCTTCGTTATTGATTCTTTCCATTGATCTATAAGAATAAGACGATGTGTTAATACAACGACGGGGAGACCTATTTTACAACCAATTGCTATTGATGTGATGGTTTTACCTGCTCCTACATGCAATGATATAATACATGATCCGTTTTTATTGAGAAGAGATATGGCTTCGCTCTTGACATGTACTTGATTAGGGCGTAAATTACCGGTGAATTTAGTCATCATCTTTCCTTTTTCCTGTCGGGTTGGACGAGTTATTCGATTGGTGTAATTTTTAAGAGCGTAATGGAAAGGGAGATGGATAAATTTGGTATTGCCCTGAAAAGAGACGTCAAATGCGCATTGTGTTTGAGCGCGTCCATAGATAGGTTTTTTGTAGCTTTTGGAGGGTTTTTTAGCGAATTGTAGTTCGTTCATAATACGTATAATATCATCATTATCAATATTTTTATAATCTATTTTGAGAGACATTTTAATATTAATAATGAATTATGTTATAATTCAAAATTTAATCTTGAGATGGTTATAAGCTTCAGCGATACATAGAATTGATACAATAATTACAATTGCATCTATATAGTAGACACTAGGGTGGAAATGTCCATATCGTTGTAGGATAATGACTGCAACGGTCATCATAATATCTATAATTGCAAGAATGAAAGCGGTAATAAGGAGGGGTTTTCTATAGTTAGATACCATATCAGAGAAGACGATATATACAAGTAGAAAGCTAGAGATATACCAGATGATATAACGGATCATAGAAATTCGTTTAGTGATGATCATAAATTGTTCACGTTCTTTTTCGAGACGAATGCAGTTATGATCTTGTTTACATTTATCAAAATCGATGGTGTGTTCGATGCGTTTACCTTCAGTGAATGTGTCAACGGTGAATAATACAAATAATACGACGCTAGCAATACCGATTAACACGCTAATATTCATAATACGTGTATTATTGTAATTGGGAATGAGATATGTAAGCAATGCTAATAAGGAAAATCCAATAATGCATCCGACAGTTATCTTATCTGTATCATTTAGACTTTTCATATTTATTATATAAAAATAGGATGTATACGTTCAGGGAAGCAATAAAGTGGGGGTCATGATATATTTGAAATATAAATTATTATAATAATTTATATTAATAAAATAGTGATGAAGAAAATAAGTATATTACTAATCATATTATTGGTATTGATTATCGGTGGAATCGTCTCTGGAATTGTCATATCTCAATACAGGAAAGTTCCTGATAAGTCTGACTATACTAATTTCTGTGGTATTGATGATTTAAAATCATGTATAAACGGTAAGTGTTCTTGTGAAGGTGCGTGCTATGATGTAGTCGATAATGTGGATGCACCAAATTGTATTACCAATCCAAATGTTCCCTGTAGTTATAGTTATAAGGATCCAAAAACAAACGAAAATAAGTATATTCCATCGGGTAAATGGTGTTTACCTAAGCCGATCAAGAGTTTACAGTGTAATCCCTATACTGGAACGCCTACTTTATCTAAACGTAATGATGGAGAATTGGTTTGGAATTGTGAATGTAATGCTGATGTATCGGAAATTTTAGAGAAAAAAGGTGAATTTGGTGATTGTAATCTAGAAAAATGTAATATTGTTGATATAGATGACAACACTAATCGCTGGTATACAAATTGTTATAATCCAGACGGAACTCCAAAAGATAATTTTAATACCTGTTGGGATCCGGCAGAGGGAAAATGCCTTTGTCCTAGTGGAATGATGAATCCGTATATAAATAAGGGTGACGTTAATAATTTTAAATGTGTTTCAGATAGTTGTTATGATATAGATTTATATCCAGGATCACATGGAACCAATTCGTCATATAGTAGTTGTAAGTGTCCGACTATACAACCATACAAAGGGGATGCTAATGGTGTATATAGAACATTAGTAAGTTGTCCAGATAATCAAGATAATAATTCTAGTTGTAGTGTTGATCCAAATGCAAATGAAGAAAATAAGTATAATAGTTGTGATTGTGGTAGGCAAACAACATTTCCTGGAAGAGTGATGTTAGGAAGTCAAGATGAAGTTGATTTAAGTGAGCCGCAATGTATTCCTGACCCTTGTAATCCTGGAGGTTATTTTGATAAGGTTACAAGAGAATGTGTATGTCATGGAGATACTATTCAACAACAAAGCTATAGTTCACCGGTTGGTATGATTTGTGCAGATATGAAGAGTAATGATATATGTAGTGTGAGAGGTAAAGGATGTATATGCTGTCAGGGGCAGAAAATATTAGGTGATTTTACAAAGGGGTCTAATGTGATTAAAAATATAAAACAGGATATAAGTAATTTAGATAATACTGCCATAATTGTTCCCTATGATACGCGATTATTTACGAAAGGACAAATCAATATATTAAAACTCGATTCGAAGAAAAAGACAATTACACTATCAGATAAAGATACAGCGTTAATTTCTAGTAAACAGAGTGTAATTGGAATTCCGTCTGATTCGTGTCAGGATAAGGAGTGTCCAATTTGTCCAGAATGCAGCGAATTTAAGAGTCCGGATATGTGTAATAGTGCAAGTGGATGTACATATACTACAGATGAGAATAATAAAAATGTGTGTGCAGGAAATTTACAAGCAATAGTGAAGTGTAAGGATTGTAAGTATAAACCATATCCTGGATTAGGAAAAGATTTTAATTTACAGGATTATTATGGACTTTGCTTAGGACAAGGAACTGAACCAAGACCTACAAAACCTCCTACAAAACCTCCTACAAAACCTCCTACAAAACCTCCTACAACGAAACCGAAAAATAAATAAAGGAGATAGATAAATCTGAATAAATTTTATAAAGTCATTAATCTGCATTTCAATAAAAAACCTAAATAGTAGGTAATTTAGTAGGTGTTATAATCGGATTTTCTCGATATATACGAGATTTGGCGTCTTCGCGGTAATTAAAGCTACAGTTGTGATTGTGAAGATGTCGCATACAGAAGTAGTGATTACATTTACAGAGTAGATTCATCATTTTCTTCTTTTTACAGGTAAAACAAGGATTAAGTTTATCCATTTTAATAATAATTTGTAAGAAATAAAATTATTATTGTAATATTTTCTTGATTTGTCGTATATCTATTGGTTTATTTATAAAGGTAGTAATTCCAAGTTCCTCGCACCGAAGTCGATCGTCATCAACAACAGATGCGGTTATTGGAATGATAGTAATATCAATGTCTCTATCTCGTATATAGTTAATAACATCAAATCCATCTCGAATCGGCATTTTTATGTCTAAGAGAAGTATATCATAATCGAATTTTTTAAGGAATTTAATACATTCATCTCCATTAACTGAAGTTGTAATATTCTTATATCCTAATAAGTTTATCATATCGATGAGAACATCTCTATTATAATTGACATCCTCTGCTATAAGTATTTTCTTATCAAAATTACTAGTTGGTGATGAGTTATCTTCTCGTATTACCTTCTGAATACTATCAAACAATTGTTTACGATGAATAGGTTTATGAATAACATCTTCAAACAGTATTCCAGGACAAAATGTATCGTCAAGAGAAGACATTGCAATGAGTGGTATATCAATTTTCTCGGAACGCAATTGCTCGGCAAACTCAGTACCAGACATTTTAGGCATACATATATCGATTAATCCAACATAAAAGTCATATCGTTTTCTAATACAATAACGAAGTGCCTCAAATCCAGATGCAAGTGATATAGGATTCATACCCATATCAAATAGCATATCACTTAGTATATTTCTATTATTAGAAGAATCATCCACTATCAATACATATTTATTCTCTAGATTTTTACATTCTATAATATCAAAATCTCTTGTAGCAGTTTCATACGGAATTGTAATTGTAAATATGGTTCCGATATTAACTTTACTATCAACTTCAATCTTACCTCCTAATAATTCGATTAGTTTATTTGTAATCGATAACCCCAATCCAGTCCCAGAAATATCACGATTATTACGATCAATCTGAATAAACGCATTAAAGATATTACATAAATCCTCTTCAGATATACCACATCCTGTATCTGATACTTTTATAGTTAACTTGTTATCTCCATTACTAAATATAATATCTATTATACCCTTTATATTAGTGAACTTAATTGCATTTGATACGATATTAACTAGGATTTGTATGATTTTCATTTTATCTCCATTTATATGTGTGGGTAGATTATTACCCATAATAAAGTTCCAGGTTTGTTGTTTTTCTCGTAGTCGAATATAGAGTGCTTCAATTACATAATTGATAATTTCTTTGAGATGAAAACAACTATTATTAATCTTCATTTTACCAGATACGAGTTTAGAGAAGTCAAGAACATCATTGATTATTTGCATTAATTGTATACAGCAGCGATTCATAGATTGTAAGTAGTTTTTCTGGGTTATATCAAGACTTGTTTCGATTAATAGTTGTGTATAACCGATGATGCCGTTTAGCGGGGTTTTTATTTCGTGACTTATATTGGTGAGAAATAAGTCTTTAGTGAATGAATTATTGTCGGAGATAAGTTGACTGTATAAACTCATAAATTTTAGTTTAGTGAGTATAATTTGTATAATTGCGAGAAGAGATTTAACAGAATCGGTATAGATATCAGGGCCATAATCTTTACAACTGTTTGCAAGACATACAATACCAATAAATTCCAATTCTTGGTACAGAGGAATTAGAATAAAGTTATTAAATAAGTAATTTTCAATCGAATTGTTCTCGATATTGGTATAGTATAAATTTCGCGTATCTTCGATATTAAGTATTAAATCATGTTGATGTAGTTCTGTGATGTTGTTATTAAATACAAATGAATATTCTGAACTTGTTTCTAGTTTTAATTGTTCAGTATAATTACACAGATTTACATTTTTCCCTAATTGATCTATTAATATTTTATTCATTATATATATTATATATATTATAAATGAGTATTATTCCTGAAAAAACAAATGTAATGGAATTCGGAGAGTTCTATAGTAATATTGGTACTGGCATAAATCTAATTCATCCTATCGAAACCAATGATGATCTCCGTCAACATCTATACAACTATGGACCAATCGCTGTAAGTATTGCCGCTCAAATTGCTGGTAAAAAAATGAATCCTCAACTTAAAATTAATAATGATAGTTTTCTTTGCGATAATATCCTACTAAGTAATCTAGGCGGCCAAGCCGATCATGAAGTTCTTCTTGTCGGTTGGGGAACTATCCCCAAAAATTACCCAAAACATCCTGGTAAATCATATTGGATTATCAAGAATTCTTGGGGCAAAGAATGGGGTAATAATGGATATTTTGCACAGATTATGACAAATAGTCCTAGAGATATCTTTTATGATTTTGGATTCATCAGCCAAAGAAATGAAAATGGTAAAAATGTACCTATCATCACTACAAATAATATAAGTAATTATCAAGATGCTTCTTATCAAGAAACATTTGGTAGTAGTAGTAGTTTTAACTTTGGAAAACCCTCTAACGTATCAGCTCGCCTGTTAGCCGCTGCCCCTAAAATGTATGCTCTTGGTTATACTCCTCCTCCTAAAAACATTCAAAATAAACGTCACTCAGAAACACTTACAGCTAGTGCTGCTATTAGTCTCCATGATGTACCTTCGCAATTTAAGAATAATTTCTCCTGGACATCTGGTAAACATAATCATATCGGTATTTCACTTGTAGGTTCTGTCTTAAACCAAGAACAATGTGGAAGTTGCTGGATTTTTGGGACAATGCAGATGATTTCTGGTGCAATTTCACTACAAAACTTTATTAGACATAATTCTTCTAAATATATTAATCTATCTGAACAATGGGTCATAGATCAATACTATAAAATTACGAAAAAGCAAGGTTGTCAAGGTGGATATGTTCAATTAATTAATGAGCTAGTCAATAAAAGCAGGATTGGTCTTGTACTAAATGAGGATTGTCCTTATGTATGTGGTAATTTTATCAACAAACCATTCACTTGTGATAAAACAACGTGTAAAAATATTAGTTCAAGTGTAAGAATGACTCCACCCAAGTCTGAGAAACATACTTTATCCCCAGTATTTATATTTCTTATTGTATTTTTCAGTATTGTATTCTTGGTTATTTTATTCTTTATTATTCATGCTTATATGAACAATAATAAGAGACAAATTCGTCGTCGTAAATAATTTATTTAGTTATAATAAAATGAAATTACTCTTAATTATTATAACTACACTACTCATCTTCTTATTATTATTATTTAGTGTCATTCTCCCCTTTTCTATAGATTTCCCTTATTCCCCTTATAAAAAAGATTATTTCACGATATCACAAAGAATACCTCGTATTATACATCAAACCTATTCTAAATCTAAGTTAACACCAGATCTAAAACGGGCTATGAAAATTTTAAGAGAAGATAATCCTAATTATACTTATAAATTTTATGATGATAATGATATAATTCAGTATATACAACGATATTTTCCTAAACACATATTGGATAGTTATCTTCGTATCAATCCAATCTACGGAGCTGCACGTGCCGATCTATTTCGTTATCTTGTCATCTATAATGAAGGTGGAGTATATCTAGATATTAAGAGCGGCCCAACACAACCTCTAGACAAAATTATTCATCCAGAAGATAGGCTTATATTATCACACTGGGGATATGATAATCCTTGGTATGATATACTTGATATAAAAGAAGGGGAGCTTGTAAATTGGTTTATTATAGCAGAACCGGGGCATCCTACAATATTAAAGGCTATAGAAAATGTCTTATATAATATAGATAATTATGATAAGAATGCACATACTGATCGACGTATAGATGTGTTATTTACAACAGGTCCGATTGCATTTACTCGGGCGGTATATGGGGATAGAGAGCAACCAGGAGTAAGATTTGTTAAAGATATTAGTGATCTTGATCTAGAATACTCTGTGATAAAGGATCATTATCAAGGTAAAAGCTATACTCTAGATGAGCCAATCATAATATAAAAGATAATTAGAAATTAAATAAAATGGAGTTCATTTCTAATACGAGAAGTCGAATATATTCTCATTTATTTGATATAAGTTTACCTATATCGACTGCAAGTGGATTTCAGCATATACTATCATTATTACCGAGGGGTAGTAAGATATTAGATGTTGGTTGTGGGGATGGTATTTATTTTACTGATTTAGATATATGTGATTTAATCAGGATTAAGGATTTTCGGATACAATGTATTGATATCGATAAAAGGGTTGTAGACATTTGCAAGCAACGAGTTACCAAGAATTTCTTAACCGATTATGTAAAGTGTAGTAATACTAATATATTCAATATAGAAGAGAAGTATGATGCTGTTTTATTTGTTGAATCATTCCCAGTAATTAGTCATGAGTTATTTAGTCGTATGATAAAATATATAAAGGATAAGACAAACAGGATATTATTATATCACAATTTATTAGAGAATAATAATCTTTGTTTAGATATAATTAAACCTAGATTAAAATACATTACACTAGTAGATTTTGGACGGACAACAACGGTTGAAGAAATGCATCAAAATATATGTGACTGGAAATTAAATCGCAATTACAGTATATATCGCCTCATATCTTGTCGTTGTGGTGATCTTAATTTATTCTTAAATCTACCTATATTAGGAGATTATATAATAGAACAGTATGTAATAGATATTAAAAAACTCTATTGATACAACCATGTATTAACAGTATAACGATATGTACCGTTACTTGGTGAATTTACCATATAAGGATGTGTCCAATAGGGTGGAAATGCAATAATATCTCCTTTATTGAGTTTTATCTTGTAGTTTTGAACTGGAAAATAAAACTCTCCCCCTTCGTAATCCCCGTTCAAAGCCATAATAACAGCCATATTTCTGATTTTTTGAATTGGAATATATCTATTATCCTTTGTTTTTTCTGCTATTATATTATCACTATGACATCTTGTTGGTCCATATATTTTACGCAAATTATACCCACAGTCTCCTGCTGATAATGTTATCTCGTTTTTATATAAATACTCAATTACTTTTCCTATTACACTAAATAGTTTATCATCAAATTCTTTACGGGTATTTTCATCCTGTATGTTCTTAATTAACATAGAACAACAGTTAACATTAGTATGATTTGTCCACATTTCAACATCTTGTTTTACATTTTTATCTATAAAATCAAATAAACGATCACATAATTCATCATCAAGTATTTTTTGATCCCGAATTAAGAATATATTGTTAGAAATGATTGACTCGTTATATGCATTAAGATAATTGTAATTTTTCTGATCTTCGTTTAATATATCGTGTACAACAAATAGATAGCAATTGCATATCATATTCATCTGTAGTTTAGTGTAATTCTCTACATATAAACTATTATAATATAAAGGTTGATAGACATTTTCTGTATTTAGATATGATAGATTAAATATATCACTAAATACAAATAAATAATTTTTATCCTTACTAAGCTCTATATAAAAATCTATTATTTTATCTTTATATGTTTCCTTAACCATCAATCTTTCTGGGTGTACTTTTGTACCCTTAAATATCTGATTGATAATATCGGTGTTTTCTGTATCAATATCTATATTATGTATTTGCATTTTTATAATTTATATATTATCTCTATAAATTTATAAAATATTATCTATATATAAAATATGGGTAATTATTGTGGATGTGTTAAGAGTTCATTCTCCAACTATATACAAGGTATTATAAATAATATAGAAACTCTATCTGATCAACAGAAAAAAATTATTGAATATAGATTTGTTAAAATCGTCTGTAATATGGAACTACAAATGAAACGAACCGCTTTCTTATATAATATGTTAAGTTTATTTACAACTGTTGGAAGTATCTTAGTCCCTGCATTAATTAGTATTCAAGATAAACCTTCTGAAGTGAATATTACACAAGAGGAGCTTGATGAGCATAATAATCGTGTGTATTGGGCTGGTTGGGGTGTTTCCTTACTTGTAACAATATCCAATGGTATTATCAAACTTTTTTCGATTGATAAGACCTATATAACACGACATTTACGATACAATGATTTCAAGAAAGAAGGATGGTTATTCCTAGAGTTAGCAGGACATTATAAGAATTTCTCTACTCATGCTGAAGCGTTTCCTACATTCTCGCATAATATAGAAACGATTAAATTCAACCAAATACACGAAGAATTTGTTCCAGAAAATAATACTGATGTTAGTGTTACCATAGAAGAATCTGCAAATCAACAACCTACTAACCCCAATCCTAACCCCAATCCTAACCCCAATCCTAACCCCAATCCTAACCCCAATCCTAACCCCAATCCTAACCCCAATCCTAACCCCAATCCACCCTCCGCTGCAAATACCAGTAACGTATAAAATAATATATTTTATATTATAAATATAATCGTTAATATAAAATATGGAAGTAAAGATTAGAGATAAAATATATAATATACCCATAAATACAGATGAATTTATCCGCTCTTTTATAGCTTATTACACGCATTCTATTCCTGAGTATATAATACATCGACAAACAGGTAATACCATCACCTATAATAATGCAATGGATTTAGATACCAATACCATTCTAAGCGACTTTATAAAACGAACCGAACCCTTTGGTCTATCTGAAAAACAATCATTTGAATTATGGATACGAAATCAAAAGAAAGTCATTCGAGATTTAGGGAAAGAAGATTTTAAAAAGTATCTTATCGATGTAAATATCCCAGAATTAACTGACCGAGAAATAGACCATCTTATTCGCGAAACAACTCTTATCAAACAACGTATTAAAATGTTTCGAGAACAACAGAGTGAATGGATAGAAAATGCTTCTCGTTTTGGTAAAATCAAAGGCTTAAAATACACCCCCTTTGTTAAAACATACGAGGAATACACAACAACTCTAGATATTGATGCCGATAATCTCAGTGAAATATTCGATATCATAAAACTAAATAATGCCATACCATTCGCTACCTATAATAATCTGTATAAAATATTAAATGATTTCCCACTCCCTGAAGAATGGATATTCTCTCTAGACGAAGCAATCCTTCTTAAGATCGAATTCCGCCGCACCTCCTCAAAAACCATACGTAACGAACACTATCAAACTATCACTATATACCGAGAAAATAATAAATTCAAAATCAATATACCCATCGAAATACAACCTAATTACTTACAAAATAAAGACTATAAAAATTATATTCATAGCCTATTCTCACACCAAACAACAGTTAATTTATCTCTTACTAATCCAGATAAGATTAAAGGGGAAATAAATTTTCCTGAGTTATCATTTAATCGTTATGTGTATGCGGATTTGTGTATGAATGACAGGTTATTCTCATCGTTGTTATATGTAAATGAGATAAATAAGAGTTATAAGGTGAAGGATACAATATTAGTGCATACTATTGGTGGTGATGCTAGAGCGAGTATAACACAGCAAATTGCAGATTATGTCTCGGTAGATAATACGATAGAATATGGGACTGAATATGTATCTACTAAAATCACAGGAAAAAATATCAGAAGCATCTATAATTTAATAGATATCATATCTAAATTATGGATATTATACTCTCAACAATATGAAGATATTGTCTCCTTTTACCGGAAATATCTCCCTAAATTTGCCAAATATGAGAAAAAGGTCGTCGTTAAACCACAAAGAAGCCGTCTTCGTGATATTGTTCCAGATTTATTTATCGCCAATTACTCTAGAACATGCGCTAAAACACCCACTGTAATCGATAATATAACTGACGCTAAACCAGAACAACAAGTCATGAAATTTCCTCGATATGGGCCTAATAATCATCTATATATATGTGATTATAAATCACATCCTTACCCAGGAATCAAAGATAATATTCTTGAAAATAGAGAAAAGTATCCCTATCTTCCATGTTGTTATCAACAAGATCAACGGGAAAAATCTCTCTATAAAAAATATTTCTTAGGAGAAGATGAAGGGAGTATTCAAACCAATCGCCGTATCATAGTATCCACAAAAAGACTACTAAATGAAGACATATTTGGAGCTATTCCAGATGAAGTTAATCAATTATTAACGTCTTTTGACCCTGAAATATCATACTATAGAAAAGGAGTATCTAGATCTAGAAGTAGTTTTATAGAATGTGTAGCTGAAAGTGTTGGTGAGTTTATAGATGAACCTTTCAAGTATCCTAAAGGAGGAGGACCAAGACTTAATAAGATGTTAAAACAAAAAAGGGAAGAATGTGCTGAGCGTGCTGAATTAGCTAAACAGCAAAATTATGATATATCCATCTCACAAATACGAGATAATATACGAGATACAACAAAATATTTAGATCCTAATTTATATATCAATATATTAGAGGATATATATAAATGTAATATTTTTATATTCCGTGATAGTCTAGTTATTCCCAGACATCGCCAAGGGTATTTAAAATTTAAAAATAAATACACCAGAAATGTCCTTATATATGAAAATAATGGAGTGGATCTAGAATATCCTCAATGTGAACTTATTATATCACAAAATCCTAAATTCAATATATCAGAATTCTATTTTCAATCAAAGAAAATAAATAATACGTTTAATCGAATGAATCTTAAGTATCGACTCAAAACACTTGTTAAAAATACCATCATACCTAAATTTAACATAGTTTCTCAAGGTTATGATAACTACGGCAAAACACGTGTTATATCCATCTCTCATAAGGATAAACATTTCAACCTATTTACAGATCCACTACCCAATCTAAATGTCCCTTCTAAATCAATCAATGATTTTTTAGAGCGTTCAAGTATCAAATCAACCATAAAAGTTATGCAAAAGTATGATATTGACATCATAGAACAGACTATTGTAGATAGTCAATGTACTGAAATTATGGGAGTAAATAATAATATAAGATATAGAATACCCACGAAGCCAGGAGAACCGATGGGTGATATTAAACGAACGGAACAAACCTATATTGTGAATAATGTAGATGTGAGTCGATTAACTACGTTTAGAAAGCATAAGAAAATAGCTAGAATTATGGTGGAATATATGTTATATTTATTCTCAACTTACATAAGAATGAATAATATGGATATAAATGAGTTTTTCAAGAAATGTATAGTTGTGAAGTCCGGACATACTTATACTGATATAGATTCTAGATTTTTTAGTAAAACATCTTCATTTGTGGATAATAATTGTCTTGTTGTAGATTCAGATGAGACTGTTTCTCGGTTAAAATATGTACTCCGACTTAATATCATTCAACGGTATTCTAAAATTCTAGAATATCATACCAAGACACGTATCGATAATTTCTATGAAAATATACAGGATTACCAAACTTACCAAGATCAAATCCTTTTAGAATCCAAAGATTCTGTCCTATCCTGGTTGAATAATAAAAATTCTAGAAAGTATGTATATACCGATATTATTACAGATTATAATCTACCCTATTTCTTTAAGAATAAGATTGTGTCAGATAGTAAAATATCTCTTGTTCAGAATACTAAAAGTATTGGAAGAGCTGTTAATAGAGATAAGGTATGGAGAGAACAAGGGTATAATACTCAAATTCCTGAGAATAATGATACAGGTAAATTATTATACTCGTACCGTAATTCTAAGGATATTATTGGATATAATATGGGTAATTTGCAGAATAAGGTGATTGGATATCTAGATAATGGGGAAGCTAATTTTACCTCAGTAATGGGGTTATAAATATTAATAACATTAAATTTTATTAATATTCAAATAAGTTGAGGATATCTATGATGATTTGATCTGGAGTAATGGGAATATATTTAGATACAACCTTTGTAAAAAACATGAATTCTAATGCCCCAATAAAGATAAATATAAACGCATTTTGACCGATAATCCACTTCAAAGGTAGATATAAACCGAGAGATTTAACTATAATTACTGATAATATGGCAGCGCCCCATAATACACCATTAATAATATATATATTCCTCTCGACTTCTTTGTTGTTGTCTTTAGTAGATTTAGATGTGGTTGATGCTTTACCTATCTGGGAATTACACCAATCGATGACTTTTTTCCAGTCTACGCCAGGTAATTTTGGGAGACGTTTTAGTAGTTCTTGGGTAGCATCGCCAGTTACATCTTCGAGTTTACTAGTTACTTCATCGGTTTCGACCTTTCTAATATACACCCAGAATAATATGCTCAAAAATGTAAATAGGATAGCCATATGAAATAACACATTAATGATAATATTTATGTTCTCTTCAAGCATTTATTATATATTTATTTAATTATTTGTTTTTCTGCATATGCTTTTAGATCTGTGGCAAATGTTTTCACGATTATATTAGGATCTGCGGTTATATATCGACTGATTATAAACGTAAGAAATATAAACTCTGTTATACCTATAAATAAGATACCAAAGAAACTTTCTCGTAACATCGCATTAAACGGCAAGGAATAATTTAGAATACTTACAATCAACGCAAATACAATAGGAACGCAGAATATAACAACACCATACACAATCGTCATCCGTAAAATATCATTATTATTATCTCGAATTTCTCGATCCTCATCCTCATAATTAATTTCCACTTCCTCTTTCTGTTTTTCAATTAATGCATGTAGTAAGTCTCTAATTTCCTTGGGTAACTTATCAAGATGAATACCAAGCTGATCAAGTAATTCTTGTATAGATAATTGAATCTGCCGAGAGAAGGATTCATTTTCGACTTTTTGAACATAGAAAAAAAAGAATAGTATCATAAATACGAATGCTAATCCAACTTGGAATAATCCAGATGAAATAAATCTTATACTACTATTTATTTTCATATTTTATATTACATAACTTAAAAAAATATAAATAACATAAAAATGGAACAAACATCTCTAACAGCACCATCTGATCGAAAATCTGAAAAATATGTATCTCAGGTCAATAATCCACCTCTTACCGGTGAAATGCTCGAGAATGCCGTTAAAGATCTAAATGTAGACGATATGCTACCTAAATATCCTAAATTAGAACGAACATTTGCTGATCCTTCTCTAGCTAATCAAACAATTGGTCTAGTATCCTTTATCCCAAGTGGTGGAGCTACCCCTGATAAAGATGGCATTTTTGGAATGTGTAAAATAAGAGGTAATTATGGAACTAAACAAGAAGCCGAAGACCGTGCTAATTATCTTATTGGAAATATCGATAGTTATCATAAGATCTATCATACCTATGTTGGTAAACCATTTCCTCTTACTACAAGTAGTCGTTGGTCCGCTGAAACTACCGAAGTTGATATCAAGAACAAGGTGGCTAAGGTCGTAAGTGACGATATCAAAAAACAACGCGCTGAAGAAAAGAAAGAAATCGATGAAATCAAGGAACGCGAACGAGAATTAGTAGAGGGAAGTGAACGTGAAGACGACCCAAAAGAAAATTACATCACACAACGAGTTAAAAAAGCACAGCTTGTATGGACATACATTGAAACCGCAAAGAAGATGGAAGAAATGAAGGAAAGTATTATTAAGACACGAGCAGAAATTGAAACATTAGACAAGGAACATCCTGAGTTTATCGATGAGTACCGAGAGAAATACTTTGATGCACGAAGAAAATCCGGGCTTAAGGATGATGATGATAGTTTCATCCAATATTTAGGAGAAAGCCCAGAGGAAACAGAACGACTAGGATTCTAAATTTTATTTAATAATATTAATAATATTAAATAAATGAGTTACACAACATATTACAATAAAAAAGGATTTACTGGTGATATCACAAAATTCCCAGATCTAAAAAAGATAGGAGAGGGTAGTTTTGGTAAAGTTTTTACAAATAATTACATTAACTATATTATTAAAGTGATTGATCTTAACAGTAAACCAGGTCATAATATAGATGAATTAAATAAAGAAGTCAATAACGGTCTTAAAATGCATTTACACAATATAGGTCCAGAAATATTAGCTGCTAAGTATAATATAGATGAAAATATCTATCTTATTTATATGGATAAATACGACGGCGATGTAGGCAAATACATAACCAATAATATCGACAATACTAAAAACATCAAGATCGCTATACGAGAACAATTCAATATTGTTGATAGAATGATACTATTATCTAAGGAAGGAAAAGTCCCAATGTGTACTGACGTAAAACCAGGTAACTTTGTATACAGAATACGAGATGGTAAACTAGAGATAAAAATGATTGATTTCGGTTCAGATTTTTGCTTTGATGATATCGATCTATCTTTTCTAGAAGAAATCGATTTAGAAGATTTGGTATATATTACTTTACTCTCAAATATCATCAAATTCTATCTTAAAACAGGCGGATTTAACGATGAGACTATTACAGATATATTACTCAATTCTATTAATGTAGATTACTTTAGAATTTTCTGTTCGAATAAACGTGAAATAATACAAAATATTGCAGATTACTATGATAAAAGTAAAAATATCAATCCAAAAATAAGCGCTATGCTTTGGTATTTTACAGGTTTACAAACAGATTATAAATCACTTATGTTTGCCAACAAATTATACGAACAATACGATGAAATCTGTAATTATATCCCCTTTATCCATGATATCGCAGATAACAACGATATTAATTTATTTGATATCATCTCAGCAAACACCCCACGTTCTAAGAATATGGTTAGACAAATATATCGCCATCTAGCGAAGTGTGGTATATTACCCAATGTCAAAGATATATACCTACAAAGAACCAGTCTTAGAGATGATTTGATATCTAAAAGTTTTGGTATTGATACTCGTTGCTTTATTCTTGGTAATTTTCTAGGTATTATAATATATTATGTCGACCGTGAACATAACCTAATCAATATAAATAAAATATGTCTTCATCATAAATACAAAAAACAACATAACATTGTCCTAAGCAGGTATATAATGAATGACTTCTTATCCACTAAACGCAATTACAACATCTATACAGAATTTGATGTTGACGATATAGGAAATTTCATTATAAAACCTGATATCACACTCACAGGTAGTTTACTTATCGAATTTGGATTTATCCCGAGCAAATATGTTAAAACCTTTACAAAATATAAAATTAGATTTATAACCAATCCAGAAATTTCAGAAAATATTGATCTCGACAACCGAAAACATCAACTCTTACATTTTCTAATGGATAAGGATAACTTCAATATCATCTTACCCAATGACCTATATGGAAAAATCGACCGACTTATCCGAGAAAATATCGCCGAAAATCGTATATTCTACCTAAATCTAAACAATATGGTAGATAACTATACCGCCCATATATCCACAAATTATATAGAAAAAGATAACGAAATGTTAGGTTATACTAGAGCAACACTTCAAATCGGTTGGAAAAATATCGACCCCTTCATCCATTTTCTCGACTATTCAACTAATTACCCTCGATTACTATTACACCTTTGGTATCAACCCGATATAGGCTTAATTATAATTAGCACCAAACAGGGTATATCGGATAAATCATCATATAATCGTATCATCGACTATGTTCAAAAGACCGGAGTTGTATATAGCGATGATAGTGGTTTACACTCTTCTCGAGATTTAAATGATTATCGGGCATTACAATACGAACTAAACCAAGATATTAACATCCCAGTCAAAATTGACCTATGTGAATCCGAAATCATTGAAGCAGATATCGAATGTCACATAGAAAATATCCATTTACCACCTATTGTAATCGCTAATATAAACAATTACATTATTTCTGGTATCAATCTAAGACGTATTGACCGATTTAGCGGTAAGGGATACATCCACCAAGAAGGATTAAACCCAGTCGATATCGACGAATCAGACTTATAAATTTTAATTTTGAATTTGATTTAAATTCCTAATTTATAATCAAAAATATGTGCAAATTCTTAAAATGTGAAACACAACCCTCTTTTAACTATAAAGGAGAGAGACCTCTCTATTGTAAGCCACACAGTACCTCTGATATGATTGATGTGGTACATAAGAAATGTAAAGAAGAAGGATGTGATATACACGGGAACAGAAAGTATAAAGGGTATTGTCTAAGATGTTTTACGTATAATTTCCCAGATCAGCCTGTATGTCGTAACTATAAGACTAAAGAATATTCTGTTGTAGAATATATAAAAAATAAGTATCCTAATTATGATTGGATTACTGATAAAATCATACAAAATGGATGTTCTAGAAGACGTCCTGATATTCTACTTGACCTAGGTTATCAAGTTATTATTATTGAAATAGATGAAAATCAACATATTGGTTACGATTGTAGTTGTGAAAATAAGCGTATTATGGAACTATCTCAAGATATTGGACATCGCCCTATCATATTTATTCGTTTTAATCCAGATGAATACTATAATGAGAAAGAAAAGATAACATCTTGTTGGGGTACTAACAAAAATGGGATATGTGTTGTTAAAAAAACTAAGAATAAAGAATGGACTGAGCGACTTGAGGCATTGTCTAATCAAATTGATTACTGGATTGACAAACAGAATAAAACAGATAAGACAGTAGAGATATTACAATTATTCTATGATACAATTTAAATATATTTCTAGAGTATAATATAAATTTGATTTATAAATTAATTATCTAATTTATAATCAAATCATGGATACATATTGTAAAGTCTTATATTGTCGATTTCCGTTTTCTCACGTGACTCGAGGTCATCGTTGTGGTACGTGTCTAGAGTATGGTCACGGAAAAATTGAATGCCCTGAACCTGAGATGGTAAGTGAGCTATATTCTAAATATGGAGCAAACATACTTCCAGATCATAAAAAATGTACGATTGAAAACTGTAAGTATAACTGGTCTCATACAATTGAAGCGCATCATTGCAAGCACTGTCAAGATAGAAGTCATTCGTTTGATAACTGTCCTAAGCGATTTAAAATGGTTAAGTGTCCTATTTGTAGGAAGGAGAATGATATACCTATTATACAGAAAAAAATATATGGTTGTGAAAATGACTGTTTAATTTGTTTTGAGAAAAAGGTTAATGTGTATTTTCCAGAGTGTGGTCATATATCGGTATGTGATACTTGTTGTGATCGTCTGGCAATCAATGGTCATAACATTTCTAGAAATACCGACTTTAGAACACTAGAAAATCTAATCATAAAACAAGAGGATATATCTGAATATATATTAGAACGAGTTAAGAATTTATTCTCAAATACACCAAATAAAATATACACGACAGAATATGGAGGAATGGGTTCTACTTGGTTTTTACGACGAGAAGATGTTGATTCCGAGATTTTAGGGTTTTTGATGACTCAAGATGATTGGGGGCAATATGGAGAAGATACAGATCGACGTCCCTTTATGAGTTTGTTTATTGATGAATACGCATTAATTGTACGTTAAGTCATAGAATATATTTAAAGAAATGTAAATATATTCTTAAGTATGCCAAATTCACCACCAAAAGCCGAAATTGACAATCAAAATAGATATGTTGTATTAATGGAGACAAATAGCATTGAATGCGAAAGTTGGATGTATTTTATTCGTTATGATGGAAATGAAAAGGCTCTCAACTACTTGAACGATCAAATTAACAAGATTGATATGGTATTAGAAGATGATTTAAGTACATTTGATTTAGATATTGAACACTTTGTAAGTGATACAACCGCCAAGGAAATGACTAAGATCGAGCTAAATAGCTGTATGTATCACCGTAAATTCGATGGTAAACTTCAGTATATCGATTTGAAACTACGTAAACGAAACGATAATCTAGATATGTTGGTAAAGATGTATGAGAAGATTGGTATGGGACAAATCGAAGATTATATTAGTGATGAAGATGTTGATTCTGAAGACTTAACTGACTGTGAAGATGTTGAGTCTGATAACTCTAGTGATGATGAGCCTCTTGTCCCTGTACCTGATGATTTTAAACAAGAAGATGAGAAGATAGATGGGAAGATAGAAAATGAGATAGAGAACGAGGATGATAATGAAGAGAAGAGTAGTATTCCAAAAGTATTAAAGGCGCCGGTTAAAGTAGGTGGTATGCGTCGGAAAAATGTTAGGCGTTAGATATTTAGAATGTATTGAGTAGGGTTGTGAGTAATACCATTTAGTTCGGAATGATGTCGTTTATATATGTATAAGCAGTCTGTAGATAGTATATTTTATTAATGAGGGATTATTAATAAACTAAATAGATAAGGGTTCATTATTTATCAAGAAGCATTATTTTTACTGCGATTTACCTGCGTTAACCGGCGATATACCGGCGTTAACCGGTGTTCTTGCATAAAATCCTTTTGTGCGTATGACAAGTAGTGGTCATCTGGATTTAGATGTGATATCTTTACGACTACCAACTTTCCATCTTTATCCGTGTACTTTGCCTTACGTATACCAAACTTCTGTAGCATTTTCACACATTCCTGACAAGGTTCTCCCTTCATATATGTTATTATCCCATTTTTTTCCTTTGTCCTAGTCACAAAGATGTTGTACTTCCTCATTTTTCGATGAGTAATCTGTTTACCTCTAAAGCATATCTTGATAAACTTGATCAATGAGTCTCTTTCGGCATGAAACATTGTACAGAAATGACGTCTGTTCTTTGATCGATAGCAAGTGCGATAGTGATTATGACCGGAAATAATAGGTTTTCCACCTTTCATAATTGTGCTACCGTAATGACATATCATAGGTGACATAAATGATTCTTCCTTTGCTATATTTAGAATACTATTCATATTCATATTCATATTCATATTCACATTAAATTCTAAATATTATATATTTAAGTTATAGATATTTAGAATTTTAATTAATATAACTCATATCTCCTGATTTTGGTGCTTCTAGTTGATATATTCTCATACTTATCATATCTACCTGCTGGGTGAATGTTTGACGTAACTCCTCTATTTCCTTATTCATTTTTTTTAGTTCGGTTAGTATTTGGTCTAGCTTTTCATTTTCTTGGATTTTTTTAAGATTAGGTATAGGTAATCCTCGTTTTTGGTTAAATTGTTCAAATCGTTCAACCTTTCTTCGTTTATGACGTTGATACATTTTAATAATAGATATATATCTATTTATATATCTTCATTGTATTGGATTTTCTGACTAAACACTTTAGATTTAGTATATTCGCTGACACGTTTCTCAAAGAAATTAGTTTTGCCATCGATCGACATATTATTCATAAATGAAAAGGGGTTAGAAGTATTATATATTTTATTAAAACCCAACTGGGATAACAATCTATCTGCTACAAATTCAATGTATTGACTCATAAGTGTTTTATTCATTCCAAGAAGAGCACATTCCAAGCTGTCGCATATGAAGTTTTTTTCGATTTCAACTGCTTCTCGATATATTTCTTCGATTCTCGCTTGGGATATCTTATTTTCAATGAGATGAGTGTATAAGTAAACAGCAAAATCGGTATGTAATCCTTCATCTCTTGCTATAAGCTCATTACTGGTTCCAAGACCTTTTACCATTTTCTTTTGTTCCTTCAGCCAGAAAATTGCACAGAAACTACCACTAAAGAAGATGCCTTCTACGGCGGCAAATGCGAGTAGTCGTTCAGTAAACGGGAGTTCGGAGTTCATCCACTTCATGGCCCATTTTGCTTTACGTTTAATACAGGGGATGGTGTCAATGGCTCTAAATAGTTCATCTTTACGTTTTGGATCGTTGATATAGGTGTCAATGAGAAGGCTATAGGTTTCTCCGTGTGTGGATTCCATCATAGATTGAAATGTCCAAAAGCAACGGATTTCAGGGATTTGAACTTCGCTGATGAATTGTTCGACTAGATTTTCAGTTACAATGCCATCAGCGCCGGCAAAGAATGCGAGGATATTCTCGATAAAATATCTTTCATTATTGGAGAGAGTTTTCCAATCATTCATATCAGCGCTATAATCAATTTCATCGGCAGTCCAGAAGGCGTTTTGTTGAGTTTTGTACATATCCCATACGCCTTTGTATTTAATAGGAAATATGGTAAATCGTTCGGGGTTAGGTTGGAGAATTGTTTCTGGCATTTTAATAGATATTAGATATTATTATTTATTTCATTTTTATAATCATCTTATAGTTAATCATTAATTATAAGATTTAATCTAGATCTTCTTCTATAATATGACGTTGTTCTAATATAATATTTTGTAAGAAATAATCAAAGGGGCCTTCCATATACTTTTCGACCATTCCCGAATGGATTACTTTTCCGGAATGAAATACAAGAAATGTATTGTATCGTTCTTTTTTGTTATGTTTTATTCGGTCCTTTTCATCTAGACTTTTAAGATACTCCTCGTATTCTACAATTTCAGTATTCCATTTCTTTGTATTGAAGTCATACACAATCTTTCTTAATTTAACATCAATTTTTTCCTTCATAGGTATTTTTATATTTACCCCAGAGTATCCAAATGTAGGTTCAAACAATGAAGTATACTCCGTTTTATCGTTAATAAAAGAGTCTAGTTTTTCCCTGTTAATACAATAATTAACTTTAAAATCCTTGTTAGTCATGGATATATTAAACATTACAGATATATTACCAGATTTTATAATATATTGAGTAGGATTAACCTTTTCTAAGAATAATTTTATCGTTTCTTCAGCCTGGTCTACATTTTTACACCCAGTAATCTGAAATTTACCCTTCTCTGCGACTTTAAAATTTATAAATTTATCACCCACAAACATAACTACTGTTAATGCATTTCTAAAGTATTTACCACTTGGTTTTTTATTCTTAAGATCGACCCCTCTTAAATTCTCGTAATATTTTAATGTAACGATAGCACCTTGTTTTATATTCTTATTCTCTGGGGGGATTTCAACTGGCATTTTCTTTCGGCCTCTTTTCTTGGGTATAACAATATACTTAGTTAACTTTAATTCGGTAAATAACTTACCTATATCCAGATTAAGATTTGATAATCCTATAATTGTTCTTGTAGAAACACCTATATCGTTAAAAGATTGCATATTTCTTATTTAAAGAGAAATATCTTTTTAAATCAATTTTAAATTATTTCCTATAAATATGTAATTGTTTGCCTGTAATAAGGGGAATGATTCACGTTCATAACGGGACATTATTTATAAGTATAAATTACATATAAATCATAATTTAGTTGCACGATCTTCCGAGTGTTGTGAGATCTTCTTCTTCGCCTGTTTCTTGTAGTGTAAGATAGTTTTCTGTAAAACCATTATACTTCATTATGACTACAGAAATTGAGATGAGTAATACAGCAATACCAAAGCATATTTTACCAACATTACCTACAAGATTATTATGCCGTCTTAAGCTATTTGTCTTGTATAATCCAATAAAGATAAACGCGGCTACAAGAAGAATAAGAGATACAATACCTAATCCTTTAACTGCCATTTTTATATTAGAGATAAATAAAATAAATTTTTATGATTTATTCTATTTATACGTCTGCATACGCCAAGAACCAGTAGAATATATTGTTATATATATATCAGTATCATATATTAACTCTATACGTCTCTTATCTTTATACTCATGATAAGCCTCTGAAAACATAGCATTAGCTCCTATATAGAGTATATCATATTGATTTTTTACAGTATAATTATTTAGATTATTCCAAGATTTTTCAATGCAATATTTCAAGAACAGATTTTGTGGATATGCACTAAATAATTGATATGCAATTCTTTCTAGCTCTTCAGGCTTACCTTCTCGAATTCTTTCATTCCTCGTACTATTAGCGTATTCTGGAGTTATAATAGTCTCTATAAATAACTTTATATCCTTATTTTTAGCTGGAATAAAATCTTCTAGTTCTGAGTTCTGTGTACTACCATATTGCCAATAAATACCACCATAATGATAGGTGACTAAAATTCTAAAAAAATCAACCGATTGTGTAGGATGTTTAATTTTATCCCAAATATCTCTATATTCAGGATAAAACTTATCTGTAAAATCATTTATTTTAGATAAAGTCCACATCTTTACTTCCCAGTCTGGGTTATTTTTGGAAAAATCTTTATAAAATGTATGATCAAAGTCATCTTTATCTTCCTTAATAATCCCAGTATTTTTATCCCAGGGTATATAAATAAGATGTACGATTTTAGGAAATTTTTCAGGATATGATTGTCTTAATGTAAGATAGTTCTCTGTAAAACCATTATACTTCATTATGACTACAGAAATTGAAGTAAGTAATACAGCGACACCAAAGCATATTTTACCAACATTACCTACAAGATTGTTATGTCGTCTTAGACTGTTTGTCTTGTATAATCCAATAAAGATAAATGCGGCTACGAGAAGAATAAGAGATAAAATACCTAATCCTTTAACTGCCATTTTTATCTTAGATATAAAAATATTTTTATCGTAAAATTGAATTTATTTCTGATATATTATAGACATAAAAAATGTCTACATTCCTACCCTTAATTATAGTATCACTATTATCATTAACCAATTCAATCCCTATTGGTCGAATCCTACACGTCTCTGATATTCATCTTGACGTAAACTACTACCCAGGTAGTGCAGATAACTGTTCAATTGGTACTAGACTTGGTCCTGGTTGTTGTCGTAAATATGAAATTGATATGAGACCCTATAAACCTTGTAGTCCGTGGGGTGATTATAACTGTGATAACTCTGAAAAGATGGTGGATAACATATTTCACTGGATAAGTGATAATATCCCTGGTATAGACTATGTTTTTTATACTGGAGACAGTCCTGGTCATCACGTTATTACTCAATCAATTCATCATAATTTAGAGAGTATAAATAAAATTAATAAGATTATTTACAAATATTTCCCTAAAACTCCTATCTATCAATCTATGGGAAATCATGATACTTACCCTATAGATCAAACCGAAGATATTATATATAGACGATTTATAGACAATATTTCGTATTGGTGGAACAAATCCCTTCCTGCTTCCTCGATGAGAAATGTAAATATAGGAGGGTATTATAGTGTATATTTAAAAGAAAAGGTAAAACTAATTAGTTTTAATTCTATATATTATGATAGTATTAACTTGTTTCGTGTTAAAGATGATAGTATGGAATATCGGACTGGATTTCAATGGAAATGGTTTGAGAATGAGTTGATAACATCATCTGAGAAAGGGGATAAAATCATCATTATAAATCATATCCAACCAGGTAGTGGAGAGGCTAGTGAATATTATACTCAAAAGCTTACTCGTCTTATCACTAAATATCAACAGAATATTATTCTAAACTTATATGGACATACTCATGAAGACCGCTTTATATTATACAATACAACTGGTAAGATAACAGGGGTGGGATTAGTTCCTGGGAGTCTTATGACATCTAATCACGATCCTGATTTCCGTATTTATTTATACAATAAGAGTGATTTTAGTATAGTTGATTATATGCAATACTCTTGTCCGTTACAATCGATTATTAAGACAGATATTATTTACTGTAATAATACCTATAATTTTTCCCAAGAATATGAGTTAGATGGAATAACGTTACCATCATTTCAAAAATTATACAATCTATTAAATACAGATGATGATATCTTGTATAAATATCGGGTTCATTATTGGCCTGGAAAGATTACAAGCAAGAGTTGTGATCAAAAGTGTAGAAATTATTTTCTAGATGAAATTGTAGTTTAAAAAATGGGGATAATATTATAAAATGAGACAATTATTTTATAATGTGTTGGTTATTCTAGCTATGATATCGAGTGTGATGGCAAATCTCTATTGTACTCCAAATAATTGTATTACCTTTAGTGTGGGATCTGGGACAGGGTGTGAATGGATGTGTAATTATTGTTCAGAGCAATTGCATACAAACAACTATTATTTTACGGATGGGATATGTCATTATGAAGATGGAGGATGTGTAGGTAGTCCAATTATAGGACAACAATATACTTGTTGTAGTTCCTAAATTAAAATTGAAATTTAGGTTAACAAATTAAAATATAATAATATACTATGGAACACTATGATTTTTACGATGATATTGAATATACTTGGAGTGATGAGATGGATACACATATAGATAATATCGATTATTTCCCTCATCTATCAGGATATACTTACAATGAAGAGTTTATAGACAAAGAAGATAATAATACGGAAGAAGATAATATGATTCAGGATATGAGCGATGATGATAGTGAAGAAGATACTATTATTGGTAGACATATTGAGTATATTCCAGTTCATATTGAATTTCAGAAAAAGGTAGTAATTAAGCCTAAACCTAAACCAAAAATTATAGATCCAGAACATTTAAAAAGTTATGGATGGAAAATACCAGAGATTAAGCCTATAGAATTCCCTATTACTCGAGTTGAATTAACAAAAGAAATACCTAATATTGAATACAAACAAAAATATTCTAGAGTATGTAGATATAAACTTCAATGCAAAAAGTGGAATTGTGTATTTGCTCATACAATAGATGAGTTTGAACCGGTAAAGTGTAGGTTTAACAAGAAATGCAAACGAACTTATTGTAGATTTATACATCCAGCTAAACACGAGACACTACCTCAATTTCTCAAGAAAATGAATATATTATTCTAAGTTGATTAGTCGTTTTAAAATTTATAATTAATAATAATTGATTAATTATTATTAATTTATTGAGTTCGTTCGTATACTTCTATATAACTCGGTGGATTTTCGTGCATATAATTTTCTTCGCAGAAGACTAATCCTGGGTGTTTAAAAACAGGATTATATGTATTTATATTAAGTGCTAGATTTAAACGATTACTGGGTATTGTAGTTCGTCTCGTTTGTTCTTCTATGGATATTTTAGTATATTTTTTAACTAGTAAGTATATTATAAATCCTGTGATGAGAACACCTAATATACTAAGAGTAATAATAAGTATATAATTTACATTTTTTGATATGGAAGAAGATATAGATATAGTATTGCTATAGTTGCTGATGGATTTGGTTGTATCGCTTGTATATACCTCTAGAATATATCGATAATCAATATTGCTCTTGATGGGATATACTCTTATAACTGGGGTATAATTTCCAGAGTATATGGGAATTCCCATATGATCGATTATTCGATATAGTATAATGGGACCATAAACATCGGTAACAGGTTGTAAGGTTATTCGTATAGATGAGTCAGTCAAACTAATATGTGGTGATGTTGGGATAGGTGGATTACCTACATCTGTTCTAATACTAGATATATTCGAGAATTCGCTCCAATTGATACTATTTAATATTCTAATAGAAAAGTTATAGATAGTATATGTAGTTAAGTTATAGATATTGAAGATAGTATTTATAGGGCTATATATTTCTCGATTAGGTGTAAAATCTCTATATAGTATATCGTTAATGAGTAATTGATAACCGAGAGTAACGCCATTTACGTGATCTGTATTAAAATTTACAGATATGGAATTTTGTGTAGTAGAAACAGTATTTAGTATAGGTATAAGAGGATGATATTCTATGCAATTATCTAGTATTAAAGTTGTTCCGGTAGGGCAATCATTAACGCAAGTGATTCCGGATAGGAGATTGTTGCAATGTTGACATAATTGAGGACCAGGACCCCAACATCCATTACATTCGCTATTACAATCGGGGCAATCGAGGGCATTACCGGATATAATAGTATTATTGTCGGTATATTCAGTCCAATTTATGTGATCAGTATAGCAAAGATGTTCTGTGTTGTGGCGTATATTTACCGAATATTCGTCGAGATATAGTCTTTGACCTAGAATGCGTTTTAGGTTATGAAGACCGACAAGATTACGGAGTAGGTGACTGTCGATGATGACGAGATATCCAAAAATATATTCGAGAGAACTAAGTAGTTGTAGGGATGTGATATCATAACCACCCGAAATAAATATACTTGAATTAATAGTTTTACAATGGCTAATGAGTTCTAGATCGGTATTAGAGTTTATGAATACGGTATCTGGATGATAACATGAGGATGAGCTCACTATTTTTACCAAAATACAGAGGATAAAATATATAATAAAGTATAACATTTATTATAAATTATTATATATTATATTTGCTATCTATTTCTTGGATTGCGCGATAAATATCAATATCCCAGTTTTGAACACATCCATACTTGGAATAATACTTGTTAACTATCTTGACGAAGTGATCTACCCAAGTCCATATTGTATCTTGTTCGTCGTCATCTAATTCAGACCATAACTTCTTCATATTATTATAGTTCTTTTGTTCGTCATCATTAATAAAGAATTTTTTAAGAATATTAGTATCGGTAAATAACTTGGAATTTCTGGATTTTATAATATTCTGATAGGGTAGTGCGCGATTCATAAATCTACCCATAATTTCATCAACCGATACTTGATCATTGATATAGATTCTTATCAATATAAATTCACCATAACTAGGGAATTTTTGAATAAGTTCGTCTAGAAACTTGATTATCTGTTTTTTTAATAAGTTCTTAAGAAATAGCTCGCCATTACTCATAATTATAATTTAATAATATATGACTTTAAATTTAATAATGTCAGATATAATGTATCCATTTTTTCTAGAATGCTGTCAATATACAGATGACAGCTTCTGGAAATTCGTGTTTGAGGACCTTGCATATGAACGACCACCTATAGGTACTTATATCAATAAAAACTTCTTATGCTGTAATTACCGTGGAAAAGAGTTTAGTTATAAAATCGATAAAACCAAGGAATCTGAAGTATTATATGTTGAAATACATTCTTTGTTATTTAATAAGTTTGGATTGTTGTCTGATAAAGATAAAGCAAATAAGCGACGGTTATTCGATAGTAAACAGGATGAATTAAGGGATATAAATTCGTCTTGTTGGAAGTCTATAAAAAAGAAGAGTATACGACAGAAGATTATTGAGAATTATGTAATTGATATGAGAAAAGAATATAATTTATCTATACCGCAATCTAAACGATTATTATCAATCATAATTATTGGATTAATATTCAAGACCATAATTTCAAATGATATTGAATATAAATCTGGTAAAATAGTGTGTATATCAGGTATTAGCTTTCAACAAAAAAAGATTATCCTAGACAGGGATATCTATAATACTGAGCAAAATTATACATCTCTAATTATAAATAAACCACTTCTAAGTGATTTATGGGAAAAATATAAAATTCAATTACACAAAATGGCTTAAAAATTAATAGATGATCTATTAAAATGAACGAAATTCATATCAGAGAATTAGATACAGATCTTATCAACCCTACAACATCGAATTATCAAGGTAGTGAAGGTAGTGGAAGTAAGATTGTAGTCATAGGTAAACCTGGAACTGGTAAAACTCGTCTTATTACATCTCTTTTATATGAGAAGAAGCATATATTCCCTATTGCTACTGTCATGAGTGGAACAGAAGATAGTAATGGATATTATGGAAAAATGTTTCCGAATACATTTGTATATGACAAGTTAGATACTGATAAAATCGAGGATTTTATTAAGCGACAGAAATTGGCTAAATCCCATATTGAGAATCCGTGGGCAGTCCTACTTCTTGATGATTGTACAGATGATGCTAAACTTCTAAAAACTCCTCTTTTTCAGGGCATTTATAAGAATGGACGTCATTGGAAAATGATGTTTATATTGTCTCTACAGTATTGTATGGATGTTCCACCATCTATTAGGACTAATATTGACGGGGTATTTATACTAAGAGAGAGTAATTTACGAAATCGGCGTTCTCTGTATGAGAATTATGCGGGTATTATTCCGACATTTCAGCAGTTTTGTGATATTATGGATCAATTAACGGATGATTATAGTGCGTTATACATTCATAATAATATATCATCTAATAAGATTGAAGATTGTTTGTTTTGGTATAAGGCGGGAGAAACTCCGAGTAATTTTAAGTTTGGATGTCAGGATTATTGGTTGTTTCATCAGACACGGTATGATCAGAATTATCTTAAAACGATTAAATAATTTTATATTTTAATATAAATGATTTATATTAAAATAATTAGTGTTGTAGTAGTTATAATACTAATTATCATAACTCTTGTATTTATCAATGTAAACACTGAGAATTACACATCTTTCTTAAACGCATATTCTCAGAAAATACCCGAGAAGAATGGTAGTGAACGTGTATTTGATGAGGATGAGGATGATAATAACTACGAACATAGAATAGATCAAGAACGTGTTAATCGCATGACACAAGTGTATAACCGCGCAGGTATAGAAAGCACTGGTATTGATTACGGTAGCTTGTATTAATCACACGTATAGACTCTATTTTCAGCAACTTCTGTTTTTTCCCTGACTGAAGTTGGTATCGTATCATATTCTAGAATTTTAGAGTATACATCTGTACTGCACAATAACATCCTTCTACAGCAATACCTCTTTAGTCCCAAACTATTGAAATCCTCACCCTTTTGATAGCGTTCCCATAAACCACCCAATACTTTATTACAAGAGAAACATCTGACTGGAATTGACATATTTATCTTAATTTCTAGGATAAATATATCTATTTTTCAAATTTAAGCAACACCTGCCCACATAGGAAGCTGACGTCCTTCAAAATATGCCTTACTGAGATCCGGGGGATTATAACAAGCAGTTCCAGCAAGACCATATTGCGGAGTTCCAATCATTCCTTGGTTTGCATAGTAATCGAGATCGGGGTTGCCGGCTGCGCCATTATAAGAGACACCAAAGCAGTTACAGAATTTCTCTTTACTGATATAACAAGAACCTAAGAACCCTGCTAATACGCCTATAACAGCTATAGATAATACAACATATACAATGAATAATTTTGCCATTTTTATTATATATAATTATAAAAATAATTTAACAATTTAAAGTCAAAATATAAACAAAATAATAAATATGTCTTTAACGTGTGAACCATATCGTAGACGAATCATAGTAAAGGGTAATAAAACTTTATATGAATCTCTTTTATCTGAATATAATGGAAAATGGAATAAGACTCATAGTGGTTGGGTATTTGCTAAAGAACAGGAGGTTTTTATACAGAAAATTATAAGCGATTATAAACTTACACAAATAGAAAATACCAAGAAGACTAGAAAGGAACAACATAAATACCATCGTGAAAACTCTGATAATGAAGAAAGCGAAGACTCTGAACAAGAGAATCAACATAGGTATAAGCATAACCCTAGCGAGGACAGCGAAGATGACGAAGAATTCAAACAACAACTCCGAAAACGCATAGAACAAGAGAATCAACGTAGTCGAAAAGAACTTAGAAATAATGCCATCTTACGCACAGAAAAGGTCGTAACACAACAAGTAAGTAAACAAGCAAGAGATAGAAAACACCAAGTAGACGAACAAGAGAGGGAAGAAAGAGATAGGGAAGAAAGAGAGAGGGAAGAAAGAGATAGGGAAGAAAGAGAGAGGGAAAAACAGAATCGTCGTAGAAAGAAGGAAAAGAAGATGGAGCGAGAATTAGAGGATGTAATCAAATTCTACAAAAAGTTTGCAAAGAAACCTAAGAAGTTTGTTAATCGGGATAAGTATAGTAATTACAGTTCTGGGGGGAGTGAAAGTGAATCAGACCAGGAATCAGAGCCAGAATACTCTAGTCCAAAACGTAACAAGAAACGGGATATAGAACGGGAATATCGTGATATGAAGGAGAAGATGAAACGTCTAGAGAGAAAGATAAGAAAATAGAATTAAAAATATACCATCTAAATTTAAATGAGTGAGAGTACTAAATCTTTGGAAGATAGTAGTACGAGTATTTTAATAGATAATGATTGTATATTTTGTTTAGATGATACTAATGAAATTATAAAATTTGAATGTTGTAATACCTATTATCATAACACTTGTCTTGGTAAATACATAGAATACAACGAGGACAGCATTTTATTATGCCCTAGTTGTAGACAACCAATCTCTGATAAACGTCATTCAAATAAAAAATGGCGTAGTAATATTATAATATACAATGTATTAGGTAGTATTATAGGTTGTATATTGATAATATTTGCTCTGGTTTTACTAAAAAAGATTGAATAATTATATTTAAAAATTAAAAAGATATTTTTAAATATGCTGTTAGAACTTGTTATGATAGTTAAAAATTCGAGCGAATTATTACTTAATTGCTTAACCGCAATTAAACCATACATAGATAGTTATACTATTCTTGATACAGGTTCTACTGATGGAACACAAGATATAATATGGGATGTTATGAAGGATGTGAATGGATCATTATACGAGGAACCCTTTATAGATTTTTCTACCTCTAGAAATCGAGCACTCGATCTTGCTGGAGATAAATGTAAATATACTATTATGCTAGATGATACATATTGTATACAAAATGGAGATAGTATGCGTTCAGTATTAGAACGAGAATATACAAATGAGAATCCTATCGGATTCTTAATCAAAATATTTGACCAATATAACTATGAATACTATTCTAATCGTATTTTTAAGACTAAACATAACATCAGATATAAATACAAAATTCATGAAATTCCTGACTGTGATGATACACGTATTAAGCAACTAGATGAATTTAGTATATTTGATGAGACAAATCTATATATGAAAATAAGAAGTAAAAACCGTTTGGCCAAGGATATCGAGTGGTTAGAATATGAGCATTCTCTAGATCCTAAAGAGCCGAGACACTTATACTATCTAGGGAAGATTAATATAGAATATAAAAATTTTAAGAAGGGGGTTAAGTATCTTGATAAGTATATTGATAAGATAGATAAAAATACAGAAGGAATGTTTAATGCGTTATATCTTAAAGTGATAACAATTGATAGACAATTGGAATATCCTTGGAATGATGTTGAGAAGATATTATTAAGTTTGTGTCGTAGGTATCCAAATCGTGCGGAACCATTTTTCTATATGGGATATCATTATAGCGTGCTAAATCAGCATAATAAGGCATATGAATGGTTAGTAAAAGCAATAAATATTCCTAAACCCCGACAACTATTAGGATTGGAAGGGGATATATACAATACAGAGATACCATATATGCTGGCAAATTCAGCGATATTGACTAAGAGATTTGAAATCGCTGAGAATATACTAAGAAAATTTTATAAATATGCTCATGATGATTCTAGATTATATAATATGATATACTCTGTTGCTGATATACCAAAAACACCAGGAATACAATTTGAAAAGAAGTCTGTTGTATTTCATGCTACAGACACTGTAAAGGGTTGGTCACCAAATAATATTAGAGGTGTTGGAAATATTATAGGTTCCGGATCCGAGGTTATGACTTGCAATCTAGCAAGAGAAATCGCTAAATTGGGGTATCGCGTATTTGTATTTGGATCATTCAACTGCGAAGATACATATAATATTAACACCGAAGGGTTATATGATAATGTTCAATATATTGATTGTAAATATTACTTTGAATTTATTCATAAATATCATATAGATTATCTTATTGTATCTAGAGATGTTTCCAATCTATATTATTTAGATAGTATTGATAATGTATATCTATGGGTTCACGATATTCGCCCATTGGCATCTAATACTAATAATAAATCAATACAAATACATGGTAAGAAATTCAAGAAAATTCTATGTCTTTGTAAGTGGCATCGTAATTTTATAAAGAAATCCTATAAATTACCCAATAATAATAGTTTAGATATTACTCGGAATGCCATTGATTACTCTAGATTTGACAAGACTGTAGAACGACAACCCTATCGATTTATTTATGCATCTGGGGCAGATCGAGGATTGGAGTATCTAGTCTATATGTTTGAGAAGATAAAGAAAATATATATAAACGCGGAGTTGCATATATTTTCAAATATAAAAATACTTCCTGATCTCGCCAAAAAAATAATACAGGAAAAAGACTATATGGTCTTACACGAAAAAGTATCTCAAGAACAAATCGCCATCGAATTCTTAAAAAGTGATGTATTCCTGTATCCCACAGATTTTCAAGAAACCTACTGTATTACAGCCTTAGAAGCACAAGCCGCTGGTTTATTATGCGTGACGACTGATATAGGTGCATTACCGGAAATTATAGGAGATCGAGGTATTGTTGTTAAGGGAGATATAAATAATGAATGTGTTCAAGATGAGATGATTAAAAAATTACAATTTGTTATGGATAATGCTGATATTAAGACACGATTATGTCAGAAATCAGTGGAATGGGCTAAACAGCAAACATATATACATCTCGGTAGAGAATGGAGAGATAAATATTTACGTTGATTTGGTATCATCGTATTTTTTATCCATAATTCCCCAACACATCTTATAGTTTGGGTTATACATACAAATTTTAAGCTGCCGTTGTATAGTAGTTGCTGCAATACCCTTAATTGTATCTTGTATTTCAATAGAGAAGGATTGGTGATTATTGATGTAATCCCAATCCCAATCCTTATAGGAATATCGAGTAATAAAACAGATGGTTAGATTAGGATGTCGAGAGATGTATTTCCAATTCCACGATATGGAATAGTTATTGATTATATCATCTAATTGGATTCCTGAATTAGATGATAGTAAACTAAAATCCAGAGATTTATGTTGATATCTCTTAACAAATTCTATATTTATATTCTTGTTTATTGATACATATTTCCAATTCCAATCACCATCAGGATTATCATCTATAATCTCCATAATATATTTAGAGTAACGACATACTCTAGTCTTCTCAATTATATGAATATATTTTTTATAGAATTCAAGAGTCATTATACTAGGGTTTTTAGACAACAATATCCAATTCCATACCTTATTATGATATTTTTCAAAGATTTTAGGAGTGAGACTAGGATTATTTGCTAGAAATACAAAGTCAATCGCGAAATCATTATCTCGTATAAAATCCTCTGACATTTGCATATATCGAGATAATAAGCTCCAATTCCAGTCATTATCATAATACCTATAGACAAATTGATCATTTACATTAGGATTACGAGATATCCATTCAAATAATTCAGGAATACTATCCCCATACTCATCGATAATGAATTTTACTATATCTAGAGTCGCGTGAGATACGATTTTTTCTGCATTATTAAGGATGTCTAATTCATTTCTAAACTCTTTAACTATAGATATAGATATACTGGTATTCTGGCATACTATATTATAACCTTGGGACCAGCAATACCCTTCGGTTATATTATTCTTCAAAAAAGTCAATAAGGACATTGTAAGATAGGAGTGTTGTAGTATACTATCTAAATCCCAATGTTTATTGAAATTTGCCTGTATAATATCTGGAGTTAAAAAGGGAATCTTAGACAATACAATTTTATCTGAATAAGTATATATCAGACTTTTTGCTTTTTTATTAAATTCAGAAACGATTTGCTTTTCCATTCTGTTATTAAGATATAAATAATAACAGAATAAATTTCAATTTTAATAGGACTTACTCTATCAACTTAGTTATATATTCTTGTACTTCGTTAAATGAATGAACAAATATATTGTGTCTAGAGTAGTGTCTTGGAAATCTACCATTAACGATATGAAATGTGGTCTTTTTCTTGTTTGTTTTTTTATAAGTAGACATTATATCCCATACATCTGCATTTGGAATTTTCGGATATTTCACAATGAGTCCTTCTAAATCGGTCATGCCTATTCTATAATCGACAATATATATGTATATCATCCCTGTCTTACCAGGAATACATATCTTATTGGGATAAGAATGATAATATTCTTTATCTAAGATTCCTATTTTATATATAATTTGTTTGTTATTCATTTTCATTGCCATATTTATATATATCCTCCAGTTTAGAATAATATTCAATTTTAATGGGGTGTAGTTCTAATACGTTCATTTTCGTTGTCTTCATTCATTGTCTGTGAATGAAGTTTAATAAATCTATAAATCATTTGCTTTAGAGGTATAGGTAATATATCTATATCAAATTTGATACCATTCTTGCTCTTAATATGTTTACCTGAGTAAGGTATATCATATTTGGATTTTTCGTGATCGATGTAGTAGCATTTAATCAACAGGTACATATTTTCATTTCCTTTTTGATCAAGTTTAATCTTAGAAATAAACTCTTTTTGAGAAATTGTTAGATCTGTTTTAGTTACATCCGTTTCTTGTATCTTAGATAATATATTATTATACAATGGAAAGTTCTTGAATGTACTCATTTGATTTAATAATCTAATTTCTATTATTAAATCAAATTTAATTATGATAATCTTTCTATCTGAAATAATGCCGATATCTGTAATAATGGATTCGGATATTCTGGCGGCGCATTATCTGGTGTAAGCGTTGTAAATGTTTCACCATTTCCAAAAAACACTCTAAATATTAAACTATCATTCGGCTTAAATTTAATGGTTTGTGTAGAATTATCACCATCTACCTTAATAAATCTAGATATAATCGGCGTCGGTATATCATCCAAACTTGCTTTAAATGTTGCCGTGACCGCATTAGGATTGTTAGAGTATAATATACCAACTTGTCTTCCACTACTATCTGTCCCATTTGTTAATTGAACATAGATATAAGGATGAAATGCGGCAAGACCACCTTGATCGGAATTTAGTATTGAATTCGGAAGTACAACATTCTGAAGTCTTACTTGATAGCAACTAGAATTTTGCTGAGATACGATACTTCCTGTGTAGTTAAGATCAACACTTGTATCCATCACAAATCTTTGGATTTCCCAAGACACACTATCCTGATCTGCAGGATCAATCGTAATATCTGCACCAGTTACTGGAGTTGCGTAATTTGTTGTTACTAATATACAAATATTAGTCGCTGGTCCTGTCCCACCCGCTTCTAATGTATATGTATTTATAGGAGTATGTTTACTACCTTTAATGATAACACATCCTGTTGTATCTGAAGTATAAGGATTATTAGCATATCCATTACCCTTATTTGAAATACTTACCGCTGATGTAGTCATAGTCACAGGTAATTGACGATAATAAGCACTTCCCCCTGTAGTTGTATTACTTCCATTAGAACCAGTATTCAAACTATTAAGTTCAGGTCCTTTATTTCGTACATATAATATATTTCCTCTATAAAAATCTTCCGCTGTTAAAAAATTACCTACTAGAGGTCCCGTAAATACCGCTGTTGTTAAATCAACTGTTTGACCAAGATCCGTTATAAATAGAGTACACGTTTGTCCACCGGCTGCCGGTGTTAAAATAAGTTCACCACCCGATTGATAATCCTGTCCTGGGACAATAACCCTAACACCTCTAACACCTCCATTACCATCAACACTTTCCACTAAAATTTGGACATTTGTTCCACCACCTGTGATGTTAACCCCATCCTGAAATAATCGATTTGCTATAAATCCAGTTCCACGACGATTTGTATCTATTGAAACTGAATTTACTCCACCATTTTGACCTGCATCAGGACCTGTTCCTGTAGGACCATTAGTTGCTCCGTTATAAGAAGTGGCTCCATCTTCGTTACCAAATCCCATAACCATTGGTAATTCAGCGCGCATTCTGTAACTATCCTCTACATTCCATCCGCCTGCAGCTGTAGGAAACGCAGAATCTAAAACAGCGATTTTAGTTATAGCAGCATAGGATGTAATAGCTTTAAAACGTTGTGCAAACGTGGTATAAGTATTTGGATCTAGACTAAAATCTTCAAGAATATATCGAGTATAGAATTGATTACTTGCTTCACCGCCATTAATAATAACTTGAGGATTTAGAGTTGTCATACTACTTGGATTTTCAACATTAAAATTATCTGTTGGGGCCCAAGTAGTTCCTAATGCATTTTCTAATACACATTGTTTAAGATCTCCGCCTGTGTATGCAATAATAATACTAGTTTCACCATTTGTATTATCACGTAATAAACAGCCGTTATAATATCCATTTTGATTAGAACCAGTATTTGCAACATAAATACTAGTTCCATTTAAATTAGGAAGTTCACTTGTACCAGGTCCATACACATTCGCATTACCAAATACGTAAGCGCCAGATGCGGCGGGAGAACCTCGAAAATTATAACAAGGCATTGCTAATGTGGATGGTGTTTTTGATTCTAGACCACCCGTGGGTCGTCCATATTGAGATATTTTAACAGTAAATGATGCTGGATTAGGATAAAGACGTCGATCTCTAAACGCAGATGATAATTGTAAATATCTTGGATTAGACATATTTTATTTATTATATATTCATATTTTTATTTTAAAATAAGTTATAAATCATATCTAAATAGTATATGATGGAAGTCGTTAGGATATGAAAACAATATATAATCAACAATAGATATATATCCATTTTTATTTATTAAAAATAAAATTTTAATAAATAAAATGAGCGGCTATGCGCGTTATGATAATTTATCTGATTCTATAGATACCTATAATATACCTATTATCCCTGCTAACAATGAAACATTCAAGCAGTATGGAAAATTAATAACTGATTACAATAATGAAGAAGTAATTATAGAGAAATGGCCAACAACGGGTAGACCCTTAGTCGACGGAACTGGAATAGGGGGTGGTATAACAGAAGGGGAATTTATATATAGACAAGTTGATAATTTATTTACAGCAGAAAACAAGGCAGTTCTCGGTAATTATATAATAGGAATTACCTACGATAATGGAGATCATGTACTAACAAGAGAAGCAAACTATCATCCAGATGGTGGTCAAGTTTTTTATTCGTTAGATAAGAAATCATTTATCTTAGTATTGGCATTACCTGGTGATGACGTAAAACTAGAGGATTTTGTTGGATTTTATTTTGATGGTCATACTGGGTGTCAGATATTTCCGAATGTGTGGCATCAGCCAGTATTTCCAACAGATAATGGTAATGGAAATTTTATGACCAAACAAGGAAAGGTTCATGCATGTGTAAAAATAGACTTTCTAGAAGAATTTGGTAAACTATTAAAAATAAAATTAAAATAATATTAATTAAAATGTACAAGTCGTTTAAATCTATGAATGATTCATTTGTAAATGCTCAGACCTATTCTCAATCATCTAAGAATGATAAAACAACTCCCAATTCCAATCCCAATTCCAATTCCAATCCCAATCCCATCCGTTCATGTTGTGGTAAATAAATTATAATTTTTAGTATTAGAATTATAATTTAATCCAGAATCTCGCATAACGTATGATATCTGGTGGTGATATTGTATCACCTACTTCCTTATTAGATTCTATAAAATCAGCTACCTTCTTGAATCTCTCTCGATCAATATCTCGATTGTATACTACATATGAACTTAAAATATATGCAATTGGATTTTTATATTTTACCATTTCATAATCCTCTAGAATAACATCTAATAAACGTTTCGTATTAAACACAAATCGATCCTTGTATTTATTGATATAGGTATTCACATTAATACCATATCGCTCTTGCTCTGTTATATTTCGATCCTCTATATTTCTCAAGAGAGGATGATTAAAACTCGCACGTTCTTGCCAACCATATTCAGCCATCCCTTCCATCTCTTCTTGTGGTTCTATACTTTCCTCGTCAGAGGAATACCCCTCAAAAAACTCGGGTTCTTCATCATAAAATTCATCCATTATTTATTATATACACAGATATTTAAATCATTCCTAAACATTTAGCAATCTCTTTCTGTATCTCTACCATTCCCTCAATATTCTCAACTGGCTTCTGTTCTATTTCTCTTAGAATATCTGATACATCAACAAATCCCTCATCAATATAATCCGTCCTTTTTCGGTTAACAATATCCTCGATATCATCTTTACCTCCCTTCTCTTCAACTACTTTAACCTCCTCTTCTGTATCAACCTCCTCTTCTTCAACTATGTCAACCTCCTCTTCTGCTACTGGTATTTTCTTATATTTTTTAGCTAGTTTCTGTTTTAATTCTTCAATTTTTTCTCGACTACCTACAATTTTTTTACCATCATAATTCCACGTAACTACATTACGTGCTTTATTCTGTTCTTTAATACAGACTTTATTATGTATGTCACATAGTTCATTGTCATCACAGAATATATTCTCAATTGGATCGCATCGTTTGCTATCTAATAACTTAATTAATTCACCCTTTTTAAGTTCACTTATACCCATTGTAATTCCTCGTTTTTTAAGTTGTTGTTTGAGTTCCTTTCTATTCATTCCTTTAACATCCTTCTTTGAGGTTAGAATCACACCTGCTCCCTCACCATGTTCATCTGTTGCGAATTTTTCTGGTGTTTTCTTCTTTTCTGGTGTCTTCTTCTTTTCTGGTGTCTTCTTCTTTTCTGGTGTCTTCTTCTTTTCTGGGGTCTTCTTCTTTTTACGTAGGCGCTCTCTACACGTCTTTGTTTTGGTGTCATATACTAATCCCTTATTCTTACATTCTTCCTTTAGTTCCCTGATAGTCTTTTTATTTTCTGGAGTTTTCTTTGGGTTTTTATCCTCGCCAACTTTCTTAGATTTATATGATACTAATTTGACTAAACCAGCCTTGTTTAGAGTTGAATATCCCTTAATACCACGAGACCTAGCAAGAGATTTGAGTTCAGTTACTTTCATCTTACTATAATCAACATTTCTTACAGGACTAGGAGAACGAGGTTTAGGACTAGGTTTAGGACTAGGTTTAGGACTAGGAGAACGTGGTTTAGGACTAGGAGAACGACTTTTGCTACGACTACGTGACTTCTTGCGACTCTTCTTCTTAGTTTTTACAGGACTAGGAGAACGTGGTTTAGGACTAGGAGAACGTGGTTTAGGACTAGGAGAACGCGGTTTAGGACTAGGAGAACGCGGTTTAGGACTAGGAGAACGACTTTTGCTACGACTTTTGCTACGACTACGCGACTTCTTGCGACTCTTCTTCTTCGTCATTTTTGAGTGTTCTTCTTCAGCCCATTCATCATCAGAAGTTGTTATAACGTCTTTAGATTTGTAAGATATAGTTTCCTTTTTCTTATTATTTTGTTTTTTGTAAGCTTTTAGAGTAAGGGAACGAAGTTCTTCCATTGTATCTTTACGATACTTGCTGATATCTTTGACGCCTAAATCTTTGGCGACCTTTTTTAATTCTGTAATTTTTTTAATGTTTTTAATATGAGACATTTTATATTATAATTTAAATTTTAAATTTTAATTAATTTCAACGATATGACTTGGGTTGTAATCATCAACATGATCTTGAATTCTTCCTTTTTGATTGCTTTCAAGTAGCATCTTACCAAAGGTGTAATGGAAATTCGTATGTATATGTCCACATACCCACGCTTTTATATTCTCAAACATATACTCTAAATCAGTAGCATACATATAACTATATTTATCCTTATTTCTCTTACTATCCAAACATTTGAGACTGGGTGGATAATGAGTTATTACAATCGACTTATATTCTTTTATAACACAATCACTCACTAAATCAGAAATGTATGCAACATCCCTATCATGCATACTATTATATGTTTCCTTGTTCATATTCTTGATTCTTACTCTAAAATATGGAAACATACTATCATCTGGAATATGCGACCACAGCACACATCCAATAAAACAATAATCCTGTATAAGAACAGCATTATTGATCAAGATATGAAGGTTTGTTATAAACTTGGTCCTATTATATAAAATATTAACAATATCCTGATATGTCCTTTGATGATTATCATCAAATTTGTAAAACTCGTGATTTCCTGGGACATATAATACAATTTTAAACATACTACATACTTCCTTAAGAAAAAATACCAATTGGTTAATCTTATGGCAATTACCAATATCACCAGCGAGAACGAGTATATCCGATTTAGGAACAATTAACTCCCGTATATTCTCCTTGGTTATATTTAAATATTCTATATGTAAATCAGAGGCTATTTGAAATTTCATGGTTTCATATATATCTTATCTAATAAAATATCATTAAATTTCAAATTTAATAGTCATCGGGTATATCATCTAAATTTATCTCTGGTTCTCTCATTCGTCGCTTCTTCTTTTCTGTTGGTATTCCACCACCACCTCCCATATTATTCATTGAGTTCATCATATTAAGAATATTACTCCCTGTACTCTTCATCAACATCTTAGAGATAATAAAGAAGGCGGCGTTGATAATAATCAAGAAAACTAATCGAATCTCAACGGGCCAACTAGAACCACCAGGTACATATGATTTCTCACCTAATTCAATCAACAACTTCTCGTAAGAATTCATACTTGTAATCTGCTGTTGAGTAAAACCTTGCATATCAAACTTAAGATAATTGCCTAATACAAACTCAACTAACATAAATCCACCAATAAGATACGTTTTATAATTCTCAACAGTAGAATCCAATGATAGTTTTCTCAAGGTTGATTCATAGGAATTATTCATTGCCTTGTAGTCAGAATGAATTGTAAATTCTGGGATATGCTCGGTGTTATTGTATGACTTTTTAAGTAAATCGAATTTGAATAGGAGCTCACGTTTCATATCTTCTTCCTCTTCATTAGTATGAGTTGTTCTAGAGATATCAGGAAAGTGTTTATCGATTTTAACAGCACCAGTATCCTCGAGTTCTTGAAGAGTAGGAGCGGCGCGTTTAGGACTATTACTAGCATTAGAATCTTCATCTAGCAATTCTTTTAGACGGTCAGATAGATTACTATCAGCACTGTCAGCACTTCGTTGATCATAATCATCTTTAGTATGTTTATAATCACTATGATCACTAATATCGCTATATTTTTCACTCTTATCATAATCATCATAATCGCTTTCATCAATGGTGTTATCAAACGATTCCACATTTATATTATTATCAGGGACATATGGTTTATTAACAAGTTCTTGTTTTACTTTATGTTTGTTCTCGATAAGTTCAAGATATAAGTTAGACATCCTTGGAAATTTCTGAGGATAATTAGTTCGTGCTCTCGAACGATGAACTTTAACAACGCGAATTTTCTTAGCACTATTTACCATTTTAGATAGAAAATTTCTACTTTTAAGTTAAAAATGAAATATATACATATAATTTTATAATATCAAAAATGTCTAAAATCGTTATCATCACAGTCAATAAACGCAATATGAAATTCACTAAAAAAGGAAACGAATTTCATCTACCCCAACTCATATCTATCGACAAACTCGGTAGAAAAAACTACTGGGAATGTTATGTCGTTGATAATGATATCCTCAGAAAAAGCTGGATCGAATCACCCGACTCCAAAATCCGAGAATATCCCAAAATATCCAAATCAGGTAAGAATATAGGCCGCAAAAATGAAACTACTGACCATCAACAAGCTCTATTTGATACCTATTCCTTATGGCTCAACAAACAAACCAAAAATTACCGAGAAACTATAGACGAAAAAGATATCATTAAATCTCAAATTCTCTTACCTATGCTCGCGCAAAAATATACCAATAGAAAGCATCTACTAAAACTCCCATTTGGAGTATCCGAAAAACTAGATGGCGTTCGTGTATTATCTAAAATGATTAAAAACAAAATTCGTCTCACATCTAGAAATGCTAAGGAATATAACTTTATGAACCAAATTAGACTTGAATTATCCGATATAATAGGAGATTATACTCTAGACGGAGAAGTATACTCACATGATATACCTTTTGAGGCAATTTCTGGCGCTGCTAGAACCAAGAAAAAACCGAGTATATACGATGATAAACTAGAATATTGGATATTTGATATAGCTATAGAAAACTTAACTTATTCTGAACGAATGAATATCCTTAAAAAACTAGAAAAAGATTATAATAAATTATATCCTAATACTCATCATCTAAAATTTGTATACTACACCAAAGTCAATCTTCTAAATGATGTTAAAAAGTATCACGATCAATATGTAGAACAAGGATATGAGGGTCTTATGTGTAGAAACTTAGATGGAATGTACAAGTTTAAGTATAGGAGTAATGATTTACAGAAATATAAGGAGTTTGAAGATGATGAATATAAAATAGTAAATATCAGATGTGGAGATGGAACAGAGCGTGGTGCTATTATATTTGTATGTGAATGTAATAATAGGACGTTTGATGTAAGACCGAGAGGAAGTATTGAAACTCGGCAGGAGATGTATAAGGATCGTAAAAAGTATATAGGAAAGATGTTGACAGTTCGTCATCAGACTACGGGTATTATATCTGAGAATAGTCTTCCACGTTTACCAGTGGGGATTGATATACGAGATTATGAATAAAATTATTATTGATTATATTAATAATAATTTAAACAATCATATAAAAGATAAAAAGAATGCGTTCATTATTACAAAAGAATTATTATATTGTCCATATAATTTCTGAAGTTGTCGTTCTTATTGGACTTACTATCTATTTTTTTCGCAAGATCTATTATCTAAACAAGAATATTCAATCTAATGAAAATCTCATTCAACAACAAAATAATAGAATTAAACAACTCGAGGAAAAGGTCGCTAAACAATCCGAACAAATCGAATTACTCCTAGAAAAACTAACCCCCAAAACAATACCTACATTTTCCCACCCTCCTTCCGTATTTCCCTTCTTCTCAAAATCTAATGTAGTAGAAAAGGAATCCACAATCACCCCTGTTGAAGAAGATATCGATATAGATTTAGTAAGTATTAATAACAACAGCGAACCAGAAGAACATTTTGAAACGGCAAGCTTTCTAGATAAACAATTACTTGATGAATTCAATGAACTTGAAAAAGAACCTGATGAATGCAAAGATGGAAAATGTCCCATTGACTTTAAAACAAAAACACATAAAGATACTGAGAAAGATACTGAGAAAGATACAGATAAAGATGCAGATAAAGATACCGAGAAAGATGCAGAGAAAGATACTGAGAAAGATACTGAGAAAGATACTGAGAAATCAGACTAAATTTAATCTATATAGTAATTAGTATATAGATTAAAATAATTTAATTTAAGAAGCAGCTTCTACATACTGCGAGATATTTATCCTTTGATCCTATATCAACTTTTTCTGATTTGTGTGTTATACGTTTAGAAAATATCGCATTACATATCCGATTATTGCTCTTACATATATCACAAAATGCATACAATTGTTCGATTTTGTCAGCATAACTTACAAGAGTTAATATTTCACCAAAAGGTTCTCGGCGAAAATCCCCTGATAAACCAGCAATAATAACTTTTTTATGATATGAATCCACTAACTGTAAGACATTATCAAATAATCCAGTAAAGAACTGAGATTCATCAATACCAATCACATCATAATCTAGAAATAACTCAGTATCTAAATAGTCCATCTTCATACTATCAAAAGTCCCAATAGACTTTATGAGAGGATTATGAGTAGAATAATTATTTTCAGAACGATTATCTAGAGTAGAATTTACATAAATACACTTTAATCCAATATCTGAACAGAGTTGAAGATCTCTAATTAACGCGCTTGTTTTCCCAGAAAACATAGGACCAATAATAAGTTTAAGATTCATGAAATTATCAACATGCTGCATTTTTGTTTCTCCCAATATAATTTTTTAAAATTCAATTTTTATTTTTAGTATTAATAAATGAAAAATTGTAATATCCCATCAATTCTAGGAATTGTATCTGTGATTCTAGTTATTATATCCCTAGTGTTAATGTTACTCGTCAAGACTCGCTCTGTTGTCCCTAAAGTAGGAACTCCAATGAGTAATGTTGCCAAACTATTCTTTGCCCTTGCGGTCCTACTCAACTCTATTTCTCTCATCTTCTCTGAAACAAATGAGGGATACAAAGAAATGTACTGTAGTAGCTGTGGAGATGATAGTGAATTAGAAGATGAATTAGAAAAGTAATAAATATTTAAACGAAAACTAGTATTATATAAAATGTCTTATCGTTTTATTATTTCAAAATCAGATGATACATATATAGCAGAACCTAAACTTATCCAATCGACCAAACAATACTCATATTCAGATAATTTTGAGGCGGATAGTAAGGAAAAATTATGGGATATTATGCGAAAGGAATTAGGGGGTACTTTTATCAATAAACGTAAAGGTGAATGGATAATATCAACAGGAAGAAAAATTAAGGCTAAATAAATTAAATAATTAAATAATTATTTAATTTACTCTTCAAGAGAACGATAGTATTCTACTACTTTGGAATCTGTTCGAATTGAAGTCGGAATAAATTTTGTTAAATACAATCCATCTAAACTCTGAAGTCGAGAAAGTGCGACATAGAACTGACCCTTTTCAAATATGCTCATATCTGCTGTAATACATACACTAGATAATGTCATACCCTGGGATTTATGAATCGTTAATGCCCATGCAAGTTTTAATGGCACCGTTTCCAATAGGAGTATATCACCATTTCCTAGTTTGACTTCCCA